CGTTCAGCGGCTTCTGCAAAAGTTGCTCACCCGCATCAGGGATAAGGGAGAGCCTGGGGTCACTGCGAGGTTCAATATTGGATGGGTGATGGCCAATTCTTCCTTCCTTCTCGCGACTGACAAGATTGGATATTCACTCGATACCTGTTTCGACCTAGTACGACAGGCGGCAGCAACTATGGCAGACATGGAAGCAGTTCGCCAATCCTTGGCCGCCGAGCTACCCAAGACCCTAGGGGGAACGATCGTTAGGGACAGATCCATCCTGCTGGCTCTGGCTCAGACTGCGAAGATCATTAGCGGTATGACGTTCGTTAGTCGGTCTGACGTTGAGGCGCTGATCTACTCCATACAGGCCCCCTTCAATAGTGCTGAGGAGATGGCTGCAGATACCATGGATGGTTTCGACTACCAAGCAATCGTCCGGTTGCGTAGCGCCATTGTTAACCACCTCGTATCGACGAGTAGGCCTCTACCGAGTATGTTGGTCTATCAATTCACTTCTTCCCTATCGAGTCTGGTCATCTCATATCGATTATACGCCGACGCGCGCCGGTATGATGAGATCAGGAAAGAGAACAAGGTGGTCCACCCCGCATTCTGCCGCTCCAGTGGGCGAGCTCTGTCTCAGTGAGGCACTATGGCTGACCTACCCGATAATATTCTGACTAAGCCTCCTCCAGCTCCGGCTACGGTCCCGCCCTCTCCTACGGCCAAGCCTAGTGTGAGTCAGTATGAGGTCCCCAAGAGGGCGGCAGACTCTCAGATCCCCTATGAGCAGGCGACGATCGAAGTTGGTGGGATGGATTGGAAAGATTGGGAGAGCGTATTCGTTCAGCTGAGGTGGGCCGACTCCTTTGCCTACTTTCGCTTCACTACTGTTGAGCGACAGGCTGGGGGACTATCGCAGGGGGCAATCATCTCTCCGCAGTTTGGCCCTGGGGCTCAATGCTCGATCAACCTCGGTGGGATACCTGTGGTCGCCGGGGTTATAGAGACGAGGCAGGTCGCCTACGACGCGAACCGACATGGCGTCGAGCTTCAGGGCAAGAGCCTCACATCTGTCGTAGCGAGGAGCAGCGTCAACACCAAGAGCGGCAGCTTCGACGGGATGACGTGGCTCCAGGTCGCGCAGAAGGTAGTCTCTCCCTACCCTACCAAGATCATTCCTATTGGGACGCTCAATAGTACTCCCTTCGATAAGCTGCAGAACCAGACGGGTGAACACATCTGGGACTTCCTGGAGAGGACTGCGAGACCGAGGGGGATCATTCTTGGGAGTGACAGCTTCGGCAACTTCCTTGCTATCGGGGACCACTCCGCCCCCGTACTCAATACCCAGCTGATCGAGGGACAGAACATCAAAAAGATGCAGTGCGTGATCCACAAGGACGAGGTCTATGCCCAGTATAACGTTACGGCGCAGGCACCGGCGAGCGACGATAATGCCTATACTAAGGCGAGCGAGCTAGAGGGCCGCTGGAGTGGTACGGGGATACTCAATAGCGTGCTGATCACCCCCGCAGAGCAACCGGTGAAGACCGAGGCTGAGGTGACAGATCGAGCTAAGAACGAGGCGCTGTGGCACGAGGGTCCCGTTATCCAAGTCACCGTTACTGTCCAGGGGTGGTTTAGAGACGACGAGAATATCTGGTGGCCTGGGGACAACGTCTTCGTCTACTCGCCAATGTGCCCGCTTAACATGATGATGAAGATCCAGACGGCGACGTTCACCCAGGACAACAATAACGGTACAGAGACGACGCTTGAACTCAAGCAGCCGTGGGCCCTGAAGGATAACGCCCAGCTCAACCCAGGTTCGATGAGTACGAACACGACGATGCCCGCCCAGGATAATCCTAACGGGACTAGTGTAGAGCCACACTAGGGAGGAAGACCTATGCACCGCGCGACTCCTATCGGCACCTCGCTGCGCGCCTTCGCCGCCGGGGGCTCCCGCTCGACCATCCCAGAAGTGAATGACAAGACGCAGATGCAGGAGACCCAGGGCAACTTCCATGCTAACGAGCAGAGGAAGAATATAGAGGCTCCGCAGAATTACGGCTTCACTAGCGTCGTAATGGACGCCACCAAGGATAAGGCGGGCAAGATACTCGCCTGCGCAGAGAGCTTCGTTCAGTTTATGGGTGGCAATAAATCTTTCCCGGTAATGGGGAATATGGACGACCGCCGCCACCGGCTCAAGGAGCTCGAGAAGGGCGATGTGGCCCTGTTCCGCACCGTCGCCGACAAGCTGCAGATGCACTTCTCTGGCGACGGCGGCTTCATGACCGGTCCGAGGGACAAGATGCTGCGGATGCACCTGCTTGATGAGGATAGCGAGAAGCAGGACCAGCAGCAGCAGGGAGGCTCTCAGAAAGATGCGGGCCCGGAGCAGCAGGCAGGAGACGGAGGGTCCTCTGGAGGAGGAGGCCAGCAGGGAGGCCAGCAGCAGGCACCGAAGGGCCAGAAGGCGCGGTATAAGGACGGCCTCAAGTCCTATCGCTTTATCGAGGTAACCAAGGACAAGACACGCATGGGCGGGACCAACTGCCATATGGACCTCGACGATAAGAACACGTACGTCCACGTCCAGGGGAACGACAAGCACGTCTACCTTGGTGCCGAGGCGACTAAGGCGAAGTTTGCCTATGTCGTTACGACTGGCGGACCCTGCGTCAATACTAAGGGAAAGATTGGGTAAGATGCCCACCCAGATCGTTCAACGGGTCCCCGACGTTCGTCTCGTTCAGAACGTCTACTTCCCCAAGTATTCGGTCACTCTCGACTGGAGCTTGACGGATAACGGAACTCTGGATGATACCCAGGCCCTGGCGACCGCCGTCTGCGTGGCGCTTGGCACTAACTCTCTAGCCGATATTGACGACCGCCTGCCAGACCCAGATAGTACGGACCGCCAGGGGTGGTGGGGAGACATGGACGCCGAGGAGATCTGGAAGGGTTGGCCGATCGGCTGCAAGATATGGTTGGAGAGCCGCAGCGCCGTCGAGTCGAGAGAGTCGATGTGGGGAGCGACCCAGACGCGGGTTATGAATTATATCCGCGACTCAATGCAGGCCTTTGTCGACCATAAGATCGCCACCCAGTTCGCGATACTTTCGACAAGGGTTGACAAGCAGCGCATCGATGTAGGCGTGCGCCTCTATCGCGGTCCCAAGGCGGCCGTAGACCTGATGTACCAACTGCTCTGGCAGGAGATTAGAGCCTAATGCCCTGGTCAACCCCAACTCTCAAGGAAGTGCGTTCCTTTGTCAGGGACTCTATCCACGGTACCCTTCCTGGTAGCGATGCGTCTGTACCCAATAGCGTGCTGCGCGTGCTCAGTGACGCCCAGGGCGCGCTGTGCTTTCTGACCTTGGAGTATATCGATTGGCTGGCACTTCAACTCTTACCGGATACAGCGGAGACCGAGTGGCTGGATCGCCATGGCCAGATCTGGCTGGTCAATGCCGACGGGACGACGGGAAGGAAGCTCGCCACGTTGTCAGTCGGCACCGTGCTGGTGACGGGACCCCCAGAGGGGGCCACCGTCCCCTTGGCCTCCCAAGTCACCGACGGCTTCACTGTGTTCGAGACGACCGCTCCGGTTACCGTTACTGATCAGCCGACTCCCGTGCCCATCAGGTCCCTGACACCAGGGACGATCACCAACCTCGACCCTGGCACTTACGTCAGCTTCATTGTGACGCCTCCCCTCGTAGAGACCGTCTGCGTGGTTGATACCCTCCAGGGCGGCACTGACCAGGAGACCGACGACGAGCTTCGCTATCGTGTCATCGAGCGCATCCAGCAGCCGCCGATGGGTGGCGACCAGGAGGACTATGTTCATTGGGCGCTGATGGTGCCTGGCGTGACCCGGGCCTGGTGCTACCCACTCGAGATGGGGATCGGTACCGTTACCGTTAGGTTCATGTGCGACGACCTGCGTGCCCTGGAGAATGATGGCTTTCCACTAGATGAGGACGTGCAGACTGTAACCCAGTTCATCGATAACGTGAGGCCGGTCACCGTAAAGGACTTCTTTGTTGAGGCTCCTCTGCGCTTCCCGATCAACTTAAAGATCATCAACCTGTCTCCTGACGACGTACCAACTCGCGCCAGCATTGAGAAGTCAGTCATTGCTATGTTCATGGAGCGCGCTAAGCCGGGGCAAGAGATTTACCGCTCATGGGTTTCGGAGGCAATCTCGGAGGCTCCTGGAGTTGACCACTTCGATCTTCAGTACGAGAACACAACCATGCCGTCGAATGGGTATATACCCATCGTCGGCACTATCTCCTACGGCTGACGGGGAAGACCCACCATGAAATATCAAGCGCCATATGGCATCCTCGATCCTAATGCCCCGTACATCAATGGCGATCCGTCTCAGGGTCGCCCTGGGTCGATCCCGCCCGCTGCCGCATTCGAGCAGCCGATGCGCGAGCTCGCCCAGTGCATCACTGGTTGCGGCTTGACGCCCTCCGATACCGATCTGACACAGATGTGGCAGGCGCTACAGATTGGTCCGTGGATCAATGAGTACGGGGTCGATACGGGGTCTGCCAATGTCTACTCTGCCTCGATTACTCCGGTGCCTACGCAATTGTACGTTGGGATGCGGGTGGCAGTGAAGATCGGCAACGCCAATACCGGACCATCGACATTCAACTGTAACTCGCTGGGTGCCCACGCCGTTCGGCGCGCAACTGGTGCAGACCTCGTATCGGGGGACTTACGGGCGGGTCAGATAGCCTATCTTGTTTTTGATGGTGCGTACTGGCAGGTCATCAACTTCTTGGGCTTTCAGTCTGATACAACGGTCAATAACTTTACCCTTAAGATCCCCTTCTCGACGGATACGGGCGCGGTCAATAATATTGTCGGTATCTTTAACCCGCACATTACAATTATGTCTGCGGGTGACCCGTTCCTGGTCAAGGTGATGAATACTAATACCGGGCCGGTCACCATCAAGATGGACGGCCTGGCCGCCGTGCAGTTGGTGTGGCCGGACCAGAGCCAGCTCACTGCAGGGCAGATCGTTACTGGCGGCCTGATCTTCTGCGTATTCGATGGGATAAAGATGCAGTTGATGACTGTCATCAATGGCGGAGGCGGAGGCCCCCCGGCAATAACTGGGGGTGTCCCTGGTACAATTGATTTGTGGCCAACCGACGTACCGCCATCTGGCGCATATGAGTGTAACGGTCAGGCGCTGTCTCGGGTGACTGACTCGCGGCTGTTTGGCATTATTGGGGTACGCTACGGAGCGCCTGATCCCAATACATTTAAAGTGCCGGACTTCCGTGGTCAATTCATTCGGGGCTGGAGCCATGGTAGCGGGGTTGACCCAGATGCCGCGACCCGCACAGATCGAGGCGACGGAGTTGCGGGAGACCACGTTGGTACTAAGCAGACCTCACAGGTTCAGTCGCATACGCATATGTTTCCTGCCGGCGGTGTGACGATCGATTTTGGAAACCCGCGTCAAGGAAATCCAGCCACCGGAGCCTATGTTATTGACTCTACCGTTGCGCCGCCGAACGACAAGATTGATCTTGGCTCGCTGCTAGGGATGGCCGTCAAGATCAATGGTACTCCAGATCTCGGAGGCATTAACCTTCCAGACACCAGGGGAGCCTCGAGCGTGGCTATCGCCAACCGTATCACTGGCCTTCCGATTACTGGATCGCTCGCGACGACCGGTGGTGCAGAGACGAGGCCGGTCAACATTAATATGATGGCTATCATTTGGCGGTGAGCAAATGACGACCCAGCTTCTCGCTATACCCTTCTGCACCGTAGTAGTGGTGGTCTACACCAATGAGGATTGGTTGGATACACTTGCGTACTATGACGTCTCCGGGTCCCCCATTGACCTCTCTGGCATCGACTTCCAGCTTGAGATGCGTGCATCAGCCGAGGACGTAACCGCGCTCATCAACATCAGTAACAATCCCTACGATGACCCCGCAGACGGCAAGATCGGTATCGTTAGCAATCAGTTTGCCATCAATGTACCGATATCTAAGATGTCGCGCATCCCAAAGGGTGACTATGTGCTCGATGCCGTAGGCCGTGCGGATGGGATGCAGCGCGTCATCATGAACGGGACGATATCTGTGGTCCAGGGAGTAACCCGATGACGATAGTCCAGCTTACGGTCGTACAGGGTATTGCTCTCCAGCCCGGACCTCCTGGCCAGGACGGTGCGCAGGGACCTCCCGGGCAGATCGTTGCGCTTGATGTGATGCGCGGCTGGACTACGCTGCAGTATTTTGTGCCGCAAGATATCGCCTATGCGGTAAGCGGCACGACGGTGTGGGATACTAGGCAGTCGCCGAGCGCGCGGCTGGCGATGGTCGGTGGCAACTCCGCAATGGGGTCGCCGATGAATGTGGTCGAGGGCGCCTACTACGCGCTGCGCATCGTCCAAGACCCGGTCACTCCACGCGTGCTCACTTGGCAAACGGGTCCGTATCATTGGCCGGGCGGTGCGGCTGCCGCGGTTGCGCCGTCGAACGTTGCTGGTGCAATCGATATTTTCCATTTCAGGGGAGCTCAGGGGAACGTGCTCGAATTTATTGGCGCGCAACTCAACATCAAGGCGTGATACCGTGTTCCACGTCAAAGCAATGGTTGGGCCGTTTCAGCGCGGGTGGGTGATCCCGAATGCGCTGCCACTCGTTGGCGGCTCACCCGTTCTCGGTATGCCCGCGCTTCAGTCGGTGCAACCTGGGTCATATTCACAAGTGGTACCCGGCACCGTCAACTTTCCGGTCCCGAACTATAATACGCTCACGGTGACGGTCGAGGGTGCAGGCGGCGGTGGTTCGTCGGACGTCGTTACGGTATCGGCAGGCGGCGGGGGTACGTCCTCGTTTGCGTCCAGTACGGCGCTGAGCGCGACTGGAGGACTCGCCGGTATCGGCCCAGTCCCTCCAGATCAAAGCGGAAGCGGTGGGAGCGGCAGTATCGTCACGACGGGCGGTGGCGGACTGGGCGGGAGTGGCATCATCGGCGGGGCTGGCGGTACCGCCTCATTTCCCCCCGGTACTTATGGCTTCATGGTACCAACTTATACGGTGCTCACAGTCGATGTGGCTGCAGGTGGCGGTGGCGCGACTGATGGGAGTTTCGTTGGACAGAATGGCAATCCCAGCATATTTCCTTCCGTTACTGCAAATGGCGGCGGAGGCTGCGATCCTCAGCACCTTCCGTCAGTGCCTGGTGGCGGTAGCGGCGGAACGGTGACGACCGGCGGTGGTGGAGCTGGGAGCCCTACTGGCTCGGCTAACGGCGTTCCCCAGTACAACGGTGCTGCAGGTGGTCGTGTCGCCCAAGCGTTTACAGCGGGTGCCCTGGCTGTCGGAGGCTACATAACAGTCGTCATCGGCTCTGGTGGCCTCGACGGCGGTCGCCCCGTTCAGAACTCTGGCAACGGTTGGGTCAATATCTCATGGACCTACTCCCCGGCGCAACCGGCAGCCTACTATAACGGAAGTAAGGGAGGTCGCGTCACCAAGACGTGGCTACCGACTGATGCGGGCGCACCAGTGCCCGGCACTAATATCCTGTTGATGGTCGGTGCAGGTGGGGTGGGCGCCGTTACTCCGCTTGGACCGGCGCAACCAGGTGCAAACGGGAGAGCTAATATTTCGTGGTCATGAAAGGAACCAAAATATGGCAGACGACGACAAGGCAAAGCCGCTTCCTCCTGGCGTGACGATGAACCCGGACGGAACGATCTATCACTACGGCAATACGGTGCGCATGGATCGCATGACTATGCCAAAGAACAATGGGCAGTTCGCTTGGGTCGTCTATGCACTAGTCCCTACGCAAGCCGGCGAGCACCCGACGGATGGTATTGGGGGGACGACGGAGCCTGCCGTCTGGGTACAGCAGGGTATGGGCGAAGAGGCAGATGCAGCAGCGCTGTGCTCCCAGCTCTCGGGTATCAAGGCAACGGCAGTGGAGGAATGAGATATGGCAAACGTGGTTGGCGACTACGCGCTGGACAACGGTCTTAACGCGATCAAGACCTATGCCACGCACATCTATCTTTGTACACAGGACCCCCTGACGTTCACCGACGCGACCTCGACCTACGCACTGGGTAACAAGAACTTCGGTGCGGGAGGCTGCTTTGGCGCATCGGGTGCTGGCTCGCCAAACGGCAGGCAGATCGCCTCGACGCCGATTACGGACGGGACCGTTACCGGCACAGCGACGGCGTCGAAGTGGGCCGCGGTCGATAGCGTCAACTCGCGCCTGCTGGCAAACGGTTCGCTCTCGGCCTCGCAAGCGGTGACGGCGGGCAATACGTTCACGCTGGCGAGCTTCCTGATCCGGCTGCCGAACCAGTAAAACTCTAGGCGCCAGATGCCGACTGTCAACTACACAACGCCGGGCACCTATACTTTTACCGTCGTAGCTTACACGACGTTAAGTGTCGATGTGAGTGCTCCTGGCGGAGGGTCGAGCTATAACCGCGTTAACAATGGTTCGAGTGGCGGTAATAGCTCGTTTGGCTCAAGCTCTGCAGTCGTTGCCTACGGTGGCACTGGCAATACGATGACTGGTCAACCGGCCGCCCAAGGTGGCTTTGGAGGTGCAGTCACTGTAGGCGGTGGCGGCGCTGGCAGT